GGATAATAAGTATTACCCTGTTATTAGTATTATTAGTGAATTTAGGTGCTTGTCCTTTTGTTATAAAAATATTTCCAACCCATTCGGCACCATTAGTTGTCTTAAAAGTTGTTCTTGTTATTTTACTTCTTGACGACACGTATGTCAGGTAGTCCTCTGATGCAGTCACTGCAGTATGATAATCAAAATCTGACCAGACTAACGGTTTTACAGTGCTCAATATTTCATTCTTGATAAGTCTTGTTATATTAGTCCATCTTCTAAGAGATACTTCTTTAAGCACTTCGATGATCTGGGCCTGATTAAGAAAAACAAGTATTTCCTCATCTTCGTAACCAGGCCCTTCAAGATTCATTATATCATAATGCATCTTGAAATTTTGTATCATCTCGGTTGTAGTCATATACTATTCTTCTTTTTTCTTACGTCCAGGTTTATTTTTTACTTCCGTATTTACAGTGATCATTGCTTTTAATTCATCAATCTCTTTCTTGAGCTTCTCGACTTCGTCATTATTTTCAATTATTTGTTTTTTATCCATTAATAGTTCTCCTGTTGTTGATTTTATTGACTCGTCTGCTTCGATCTTTCCTATAAGAGATATTCGTATGTTATTATTCCTCTCATCAAGTAGGAATCGGATAAGACCATCAAGAGTGTTCTTTGAAGAATCTTCTCCAAACACTTTAAATGTCATTCCATCCCTATGTATCAATCCAATATTGATTGCCTTTTGTATTAATGCTTTTGTATCAAATAATGGATCTGTTACAATAGACAGAAATTCACCAGGTCTTTCTTCAATGATCCTTCCTACTTCTCCACGTAGATAGTCAAGACTTGGATTATTCATCAATCGTTTTCCTTCTTTATTTGTAAGATAGTAAATCCATAGAAAATCTGAAAGTTTCTTAACACTTCCATCTATCTTACCAAACATCATGTATGCTTCTTTCTTCGTGTCTATCTTGATGTTTTTAATTTTTGCTTCTTCATCTTCAAAAACTAAAGCAAACTTGTAAGTTCCTTTGTTATATCTCTCTTCCCATGAAGGAGCAATATAATCAAGATTGACTTCAAGAATCTTGTAACTGACAAAATCGGCAGGACTTGTAAGATTTAAATGTTTGCCGTTTTTATCAATCATCACAGAACGATTGATCCAATAATTATTTTTCTCATCTTTCATAATATTAAGGTCAGAGCCATCCTTAAAACCCAATTGTCTTGCAAGAACATTTTTCTGATCATCATTTAAGTCTGCAAGTGGATCAATAAGATGCCCTGATCTCTGTAATCGCGGAACAACATATTCCACCTTAGCACCAGTATTCATAAAGGCACTATCCGCATTCTCCGGTAGCCAATCACTGGACCGTTTAACGGGAAGTACCTTTACAATACCGTTTCTGATATACCCCTTTCGTCTTTTTGTTAACGCATCTGTCATAAAAGTTTCCATACTGCTACATTTATTTAGTTATTATCCGAGAACTGACGGACGGATTGTTGCACATCTTGTAGGATCTTTCACCATCATTCCACCTACAAATGCCCTGTGAATAGTGTATCCATCTTTACCATTGCTCATAAACCTACTAGGAAGGTTAGGCTGGAAAGGATCACGAAGTCCAGGTTCCATGCCAAATATATCAGAGCCATTCTTAAGATAAACGGGACGAATATTGTCTTCCCCGCCTACCTTGCCAACATTCAAAATCTGATATTCATATGATTTGGCCACTCCTTTTCCTGAAGGATGCATGATCTTATTACGTTCCTTATCATCAAACGATGGATCAACAAGAATACTTATAATAGAACCATCAGGCCCTGTGTATTCAACAAAGTTATCCTTGAATCCAAATCCTCCATTGGCATTATAGATCAACTTATCAGTTGTAAGAGGAGTGTAAAGGCTTGAATAATCTTTGAGAGCAAGTGACCAGTTATATGCTCCCCATTTACCTGTTCTCATGACTACCTTACGTGTCTCACCATATCCCTTTTCATTATCGGTAAGATCCATGATATGTTCAGTAAGCCATTCAATATCCAATTCATAACCATTATAGTAAGATATATTGGATGATTCTATCTGCTGTTCAAGACCTGCTCCCTGTTCAATTTCAAAACCAGAAATGTCTTTCTGTAGGAACTTGCCATCATCAGTCCTGTTAAGAGTAGCAAAGTTAAGAAGCTTATCTTTAGCATCCTGGAACTGCTGTTCAAATTCCCAATCAGCATACTGTGTCCATGTAGTAAACAACTTCTGTTTACCATTCTCATCAATAGCAGGCCATGAGAAAGCAACAGGACGTGCAATCATATTGCCCGGACGTGTATCTTCCATCCTTATCATCGAGAAGACGTTTCTCATTGCAAACGGGCTCGTGTAATTAGGTGTTCCACCTTTTACACTAAGAGTCTTACTAACAATAGACCATTCTTTGCTGAATTTCTTACCTGCAACAAGTTCTTCGTAAGGAACAAAGAGTGTTGTATCACCAGTGAATAATTCAACTGTATATTTCCAAAGACCTGCACCATAAGGTTCTGGAACACCTATAATGCGCAATGGATATACCGAATTCTTTTCACCGACAATAATATTAGTATCGGAGAAATATCTTTCAGCAAATACAAGATCAAATTTAGCACCACCAAATCCTGCTTTTGCAGTAGATGTAATAGTTGCTCCATTTACAAAGCATTCAATTAACGGGACATTCTTTCTTGAATCTCCCTGAAGATGCCAGCGAAAATCAGCATCTGTCTCACAATAAAAAGGTGTGAATTGTTTAAGTATCATACCAAAATTCATTCCTTTATTTGCACGATAAAGCATCGTGACCAGATTCGACGTTTCAGTTGGTTTCTCCTGATAGATAGCACCAAGATGGTTTGTTGTTACAAGACCACTGAAATCAGTCGGTTCATATTCCTGTAGAGGTGAAATAAGTTTCATGATTTATTAAAATTTAAAAATTTGGAAAAATAATTTTTTGTGGTTTTTCTTCACGTTTCTTTTCAACCGTTAATCCTTTTCCGGAAGGTCCACCTGTTTCTTCTTTAAGCTTGTTAGCTAATTTGGATGCAGCTGTTGAAGTCAGTTTCTTATTAAGCTTGCTCAAATCAAATTCTTTCTTAAACAATCCTTGCTTTATGAAATAATTTAATCTAAGATCAAAACTAATACGATCATCCATACGTGTCTTGTTAATAAGATTGATAGGAACTTTCTGACCATTTATAATTCTTTCTTCCACCGGTTTTGTCATGAGATTATAAAGTTCAGTCTTTTCACCAGCACTGATCTTTATCCCAGGAAAAATTTCTTCAGTGGAATCAATAGTTGATTGAATGGTCTTCTGTAATTCCTTTTCTCTTTTTTCTTGTTCACGTTCTTCTTCTTCTGCCTGACGAAGCATTTCTTTCTTTTGATTAGCTATGTATGCATTGATTTCCTCCTTTGCATCTTTAGATTCTTCAAATAGTCTTTCTTCGTCTTTAGCTATCTTGAGGAATGCTTCTATTTTCTTATCTGCAACTCCTTTTAATTTATAATTCTGTATTATTAACTGCTCTTGTAATTCTGTGTTATCAGCAAGTATTTCATCTGTTATCTTACCATAACTGTCTTCAATAGAAAACTGATGTTCCACGTTTTCCTGCGAGATACCTTTTTCTATCATTTCAAGAAATTCTCTTTGTCTTTTTGTAAGCGAGTTCAGATATTCATTACGTCCATCTTCAATGTACTTTTTCTGTGCATCAAGATATAATTGCAATGCTTCTGAATATTTTTTACCTTTAAGGCTTTCTAAATCGAGGGTTGGGAGGATGCCTTCTTCATGAAGTGTAGCAGCATGGAGAAAAAGTGGTGAATCTTCTGTTATTTCGGCATCCTCTTCCCCGTTTTCTTTTTCGCTTTCTTCCTGCTCTTTTGTGTCTTTTTCCTTTTCTTCTGTCTTTTTATCTTCTACAATTACCTCGTCCCCTATCAATTTTCTCTCCTCTTCGGTTTCAGGTATTTGTATCTTTTGACTTAAATTAATTATAGGACTTAATTTATTAGCCGGTGTCTCTGTTTTCTTTTCTTCTTTCATTCCCTTACCAGCGTCACCACTCGCCGGGATAAGGAGTCCAAGTTCTTTCTCTATGCTCTCTATATTGAGACCATTAAATGAACTTAAACCGTTGAAGTCTTTATCTGCCATACTGCTTTTAATTTAACAAGTTTATGATTTTATTAATTAATATGAAATACTTTATATTTTTATTAAAACTCATTTTATAATTTAATTATTACACATCCGCTTTTACTTTCTCTTTGTTTTTACTTGCTATCTGTTTCATGAATAAATCTCTCTCCTGTGATAATTTTCTATTGAACTCTTCATTCTTCTGTTCAAGTTGTTTCGTCATTGCGGTAAGTTTATCTTTTGATACCTGTATGTCTTTCTGAATCTTCTGAACCTCTATGTCAGTATCATTTCCTAATTTAAGCATAATGCCCTGTAGATCCATTTCTTTAAGTATTATATCATTCTGAAGTTTCTGCATCTCAAGTTCCATCTCCTGAGCAAACTTCATCTGCTCCCATTTTATTCTCATCTCCTCTGCATCTCTTATACCTTGATTCTGACGTTCCTGTTGCAGTTCTATTTCACTCTGACGTATATCTTCGGCTTCTTCCATCTTCTTGCCTACAGCAGCTATGCTCTTCGATTTCATTATATCAAATATATCCTTGAACTTAGCAGTGTCATTCTGCAGTGCAGCATGAGCATATTGCCTGATGAATTGAAACAATTCAGCATCATCTTTTCCATCACTCAAATATAATCCCATTGATGTTTCTGCAAGTAAAGGGCCATCTACATTAAGAACTTTTCCTATCAGTCCGTCATCCATTACATTCAAAGAGAATGTTTGTTCTCTATAACAATATTTTGCTGTTTCCAGATTTAACTCCAAGAGTCTTAACTTAGTATTGTCGTGTATATAGAAATAAGGCTCTGTAATGAACGATGACTGTTGCAATGAACGATTGATGCCACCAAGAGTTTCCCTGTTGCTAACCTGTCCTTCTCTCTGTTGCGTTATCCCTGTTATCTCGTTTATTTCATTCTTTATATATCTTGCTAATTCAAGATTCGATATAATAACCTGTGATGCATCAAGATTCATCGTTGAAGGGGCCCTGTTATTAATATTTGATAACAATTTACCCATTGCAGATCCTTCATTGCCTTCTTTAAAACTATCAGTGATAAACCAACCGTTAAGTTCTGCATACATCATCCATATATCAGGTTCCCATCCAGCTGGTATTCTTGCAAGATCCATTTCTGCAAGTATCCCTTTATTTCTGGCAGAAGCTAATTCTGCTCTTGTCATTGTTATGTTATAGAGATATTTGTATGGACGGATTCTGTCTATAAGAGAGTAAGCCTTTTCTCCAATGGTATAGATTGTACCAACATAAGGAGACATGCATCTTGAAGGATTGTTTATTGTCATACCAAGACGTGGCAACCTTTCCATTTTTAAGTACATGCCGTTTGATGGTCCTCCTATACAATAACCTTGCCACCATTCATTCAACCATTGCCATTTAATCTTTTCACCTAAAGATTCATTAATCTTATAATCTTCGGACACATAATCATGTACTTCTTCCCCATCAAGATATGATGTAAGATAACCAACTTTTACTTTACTTTGCCAGCATACTCTTGTAACTCTTACATTTCCCTGATCATCAAATCCTCCACCATAATAGTATGCATCATTACTTGATAATGGCACAAGTTGAGAACCAACCTGCATAGCATATTCTTCAGATAAATTAAAAGGGCCGGAATACATTATATTCTGTCCTATCCTATTATGATGAGTGCCTTCGTCAAGGTCCTTTACTTGTTCTTCTGTCAGTTCATCATAAAATAAATCCTGTACGCTTGCAACTGACATAAAACTGTCTTCAACTATGATAAGAGCATTATCAATATATGTGCTTTCTCCATTGCCAAATATAGATATGTTTTGTGGCCTTATCTTTCTGTTTATTGGTTCTCCATGTTGGATATCGCAAGCATATTGTTCTTCAGCAACCGTTACTATATCATAGAATGCATCAGTTGTTATATATGGAACTCTTTGTGTCTTCCAGATATGTTGAAGCAGTCTTGTTCCCATTTCCTCTCTCTCGTCCTGATAATCATAATTGTAATATTTCTTCATTTTCTGAAGATCCTTTTTAGTCTGTATCTCGGAATAATTAGGATTATCGAGTTGAGCTAATAAATAGTTCTTTATATCTTCCTGTTCTCTTTCTTGTTTTAATATTACAACATGATCATTTGACGCACGAAGGAACCAATTAAAAGGCCGTGATAGTTCTTCTCCTTTTAATACATCAAGTTTTGTAAGTTCTATAGGATAGTTCTGAATTTTAACTGGCCATCTCACTCCTTTTAGATTTAATGGATTAAGTGACCTGTCAACATCTTTCTCATCAAAATCTCCAGAGACAAGCTTGTAATTAAGCCTCATCTCATCCTTAGTCTTTCTTATCTTACCAGGATCATAATCGGCAAGAGTTATTCCCATTCGTACATTCTCCTTTGCCCAATCTTCTGTCTTGTCTTTATATGACAACTTCTGTTTTGGAAAGGAAAATATCTTTGTTGACATACCATCTGGAATTAATAACGTGCAATTTATAATAAAATTAATATTAATGAAAACATTATTTGTATGGTAATTTAATAACTCCTGATTCGTTTATGAATTTATTATTTTTATTATTCTCTTTGAACAGTGGATTATTTGAAAAGAATGGGTGCAACTCTTTTTTGGGTTTATAATCTATATCTGCTTTAAAATGCCATTTATCTTCATGGTAAATTAATAAATATATCAATGCCATTATTCGGTCAAAATTTCCTTTGTTATTAAAATATATCAATTCATCAAGCAATGGTATGCTTCTGATATTATGCAGATTAAGAATTCCCGTTCCTGGTTCCGGTTCCCTCATTAGCCAATCAAGTATTAATTCCAATCCATATTTTATAATAGGAGTTGTGCCTGGTGTTCCTTTGCCTCTTGATAACACTCTCTTATCATCAATCTTATCTTTTATAATCTCAGGAGTATCGCATAAGTAATGTTCCCAATGGAATTTTCTTGCATCATTCCTTAATCCCTGAAGGTTATTTTCAAAGTTCTGAATTGCATTGTAATACATTAGCAAATACTTATTTGTGTTATAAAATTGCGAAGCAACAATAGGACGGCCAGTATACTCTGCAACTATTCGTTCAGTTGATCTGTTAAGTATAAACGTTGATCCAAGTGAATCTGTAGTACTTTGATCATGATCGTAATTATCATTTCCTGATATATATAATCCGGGTGGCACTATTCCTTCCCTGTTTGTTATTGGTGGTTCCCATATAACAACACAACCATTTATATTCATTAAATCATTATGCGGGTAATGATCAATAGGTATAGCATCCTTATCTTGTTTCCATTCTACTTTCTGTGTTTCAGGGTCAAGATATAATGATCCTATCCATGCTGAATCAAGATAAGTGCTTCTATGAGACAAAAGGAATGCCCTATGCTGCTTTAAAAGATCAACCGGGAAGATATTATTGCTTAACTGCATGAGTGCCTCTGATGGCTTTATTGGAGCTTCCGCACAATATCTTAAATGCATCTCTCTGTTCTTTGTAAGTTCAAGATGTTTCTTACGATCGTTTTCTATATATTCAAGTGCTTTTTTAATATTAGAATTACCATCTTTATCTGTGGCTGCTTCATGGTTTTTTTGTTCACCAACAAAATATCCTACTTTATCATATCCTAATTCCGGTTCATAAATGTTTGGTATAAGATATACCTTATAACCATCTCCTCTTGTCCATAACTGCTCAAGTCCCATAAGATCAGCAGTTTCCGTACCCCCCGTACCGAAGACAACCATTAAGCCAAAAACTATTCTGCCTTGTGCCATTGATCTTAATGATATATTCCATGCAGGCAATAAGTCAGGAAACTTGCCTCCTTCTTCCCATAGTATTAACTTACCCCTTTTACCACGACCCTTATCTATATTATTTTTAAATGTAACTCCTATTATCTCTGATCCAAAACCCAA